GTGGTGCTGGTATTCAAACTGGCAATTACTTTGGAGCATATAGTTGGGGTAAAATTAGTTTAACCGCACGATCTGAAAGTAATACTTATAATGCATATACTTTAGGAGGAACAGGTGGAATTTCTACTTCCCCAGTAGTAAAAAGATCTGCTTCCCTTAAATATAAGGATTATAGAACTCCTTGATCAATCATTAATAAATAAAGAAAAATCTCTGTCCAAATGGCTGCCATAATAACTGATCAGATTAGAATATTGAATGCGAAGAATTTTGTCGCTGGTGTAACATCTAGTACAAATGCATATTATTCTTTTGTTGGGTTGACCAATCCTACTGATATTGCAACTGATTGGAATACAACTCCCCCTTCCCCAAAAGATAGTTTTCTAGATGAAAATGATTATTGGGATAATATGATAGCATTAAAGAAAATTAATGCACAAGATGTTAAACAAGTTGTTTCTAAACGAACATGGTCATCTGGTACAACCTATGACATGTATAGAGGTGATTATAGTAGAACTAACACTGCTCCTGTGTCTGGTGCAACTAATTTATATAATTCTACTTATTATGTTATAAACAGTGATTATAGAGTTTATGAGTGTCTTCAAAATGGCACAAATCCCGATAACCCTAATGGTAGGTCATCATTGGATGAACCTACTTTTACTGATCTAGAACCTCGTTCTGCTGGTAGTAGTGGGGATGGATATATTTGGAAATATCTCTATACTATAAAACCAAGTGACATTGTAAAATTCGATTCTACGGATTTTATGCCCGTTCCAGCAGATTGGGAAACTAGTAATGATAATGCAGCAGTAAGAGATAATGCTGTAGATGGTTCTATTAAAATAGTAACAGTTACTAATAGAGGAGAAAGTGTTGGTCCTGTAGGTGGCACAGAATATCGCAATGTTCCTATTAAGGGAGATGGGTCTGGTGCAGAATGCACTATCACAACAACTAATGATCAACAAGTTGATACTATAGTTATTTCTAAGCAAGGATCTGGATATACTTATGGGAGTGTTGATTTAAAAGCAGGTAGTGTTCCCACTGGCACAACAAGACCAGAATTCAATGTTATCATCCCTCCACAAGGTGGACATGGATCTAACATCTATAGAGAACTTGGTGCATATAATGTTCTTTTATATTCCAGAATTGAAAATGATAATGAAAATCCAGATTTTATTACTGGTAATGATATAGCAAGAGTTGGTGTGGTATGCAATCCTCAACAATTTAACTCTACTTCACTTTTATCTGCAGATAAAGCAAGTTCTCTAGGTGCGTTAAGATTAACGGGAACAGGGTATAGTTCTGCTACATTTACTGCTGATGCTTATGTTAAACAAACCATTTCTACTGGATCAACTGCAGTTGGAAGAATAGTTAATTATGATCCAACTACTGGTGTTTTAAAATATTGGCAAGATAGAACTCTTGCTGGATTTAATACAGTTGGAACAGCATTAACAGATCCTCAATATGGGTTTAATTTAAATCAATTTACAGCATCTCCTGGTACAGGAGGAAGTGTTGAGATAGTTCCTTCATCAGGATCTACTTTAGAAATTGATACTGGATTTACGGGTCTATCTACGGTTCTAAATAATAGAACATATTATCTTGGTCAAAGTTTTACTGAGGGAATTGCTAACCCAGAGGTTAAAAAATACTCAGGAAATATTATTTTTGTTGACAATAGACCAGCTATTACTAGGTCTACAAACCAAAAAGAAGATATCAAAATAGTTTTGCAGTTCTAAAAAATCATGCCACAGCAAACCAACTTAAATGTAGCTCCATATTTTGATGATTACGATCCATCAGATGATTTTTATCGGGTTTTATTTAAGCCAGGATATCCTGTCCAAGCTAGAGAATTAACAGCTCTTCAATCCATATTGCAAAATCAGATTGAAAAGTTTGGTCAACATTTCTTTAAAGAAGGTGCAAAAGTAATACCTGGTAATATTGGATATAATAGAATCTATTATGGTGTTCAAATTAATAATAATTATCAAGGAGTTCCAGTAACTGCTTACATAGATCAATTAGTTGGGACAAAAATAACAGGACAAAGATCTGGAGTAACTGCTGTTGTAGATAAAGTTTTATTTCCAGAAGATTCTGAAAGAGGGCAAACTACTCTTTATATAAATTATCTAACATCAAACACATCTAATAATTCTACTCAAGTATTTTCTGACGGAGAAGAATTAACTTGTTCAGAAATAATTTCTTCTGGATTATTGGGAAATACTGCAATTGCTGCAGGAGCACCATTTGCACGTACAGTACCAACTAATGCTGCTGTAACTGGTTCATCCTTCCAAATTCAGGAAGGGGTATATTTTGTAAGAGGTCAGTTTTGTAAGGTAAATACCGAAACTCTTATAATCAGTCAATACACCACTACTCCTGAAGCTAGAGTTGGTTTATTTGTTAATGAGGAAATAATAAATGCAGATATAGATGAAACTTTAAATGACAATTCTCAAGGGTTTAATAATTTTGCTGCGCCAGGAGCTGATAGACTAAAAATTACTCTTAGTTTATATCAAAAACCATTAGATGATTTTGATGATAATAATTTTGTTGAATTGGCAAATATTGGATCTAATAATCAACCAGGAGTTTTAAAAAGTAAATCAGGTGGAACTAGTTCTGCTTCAGGAGCTTTAGTTGGAGGAGGTGGAGGAGGATCTCCATATTCTTCCAATTTTGATTTAACTGATACTCTAGCAAGAAGAACTTTTGATGAAAGTGGTAATTATGATGTAAGACCTTTTGATGTTACTCTTTTAAATTCTTTAAACGATAATATTGGTAATAGGGGAGTATTTAATTCAGGTCAATTTACTCCAGGTGGAGAAACTCCAAGTGATGATTTAGCATTATATAAAATTTCTCCTGGTAAAGCATATGTTAAGGGATATGAGATTGAAACGTTAAATCATACATTTCTTGATGTACCAAAACCAAGAACTGTAAATACAATAAAAAATCAGTCAATAAATTATAATACTGGTCCTACTTTTAAGGTAAATAGTGTCTTTAGAACTCCGACAGTAGGTATCGGTAGTACATATGTTCTAAGTTTAAGAGATGAAAGGGTTGGAGTTAATTCTGAAAGTGCTCCAGGACAAGAAGTTGGTCTTGCAAGGGTATATGACTTTAGATTAGAATCTGGCACTTATGAAGTTTCAGATTCTGATAAAGCTAAGAATCAATGGGATCTTGCATTATATGATGTACAGACGTTTAGTGAAATTGAGTTAAATCAACCTATTACTCAATCAGTCCCTGCTTTTATTGAAGGACAAAACAGTGGTGCAACTGCGTATCTTGTTGGGTCTGTTACTTCTGGTTTAGGATTAACTGTTTATGAGAAAAATGGTAATTTTATTAGTAATGAACCATTAACAATTAATGGTATTGACAATGGAAGAATTGCAATAGGAATTACTGACTATACAGTTTCTGATGTTAAGTCTCTTTATGGAACTGATGATGGTACTATTGGTCTTAATACATTTAGTGCAAATATACTTCCTTCGACTTTATTTGATGTTGGTATTGCTACTGTTGGTATAGACAAAGGAGCAGCAGGAACTTTAATAAAAAGTACTAATCCTAATTTCCCAGGTATTACTACTATTGGTAATCTTATTCAGTATAGTGATCTTAGCATATCAGAAGATCCTATTTTAACAAGAGTAATTAGTGTAACTTCAAATTCTGTTTCTGTTGTTGGTGTTGCTACTGTTACTGGAGTATGTAATGGTGGATTACCTGTTGTTGGTCTAAATTCAGAAGGAGAATCATTAACTGGTATTACAACAGCAGCAGCATTTAAAAATGTAACTGATTTAAAAGTTCTAGCAACTCAATTTGATGTTTCTACTGATAATACATTATTCACAAGACTACCTAAATTAAATATTTCTAATGTTGACTTAACAGGTGCGTCAGTTATTATAAAGAAAACTTTCCCTGTTAATATTAGTGGTGGTACATTGGAAACTCCTCTTCCAACAATACCAACAAGTGAAAGTTTCCAACCATTCACTGCAAAAAGATACGCATTAATTGGTGCTGATGGTAAAACACATGAATTAACAGAAGATCAATTTGATTTTGGTTCAGGAAACACTTGCCAAATTCGTGGTTTAGTTGATCCTCCTGCTGCAAATAAGGGAGCAACTTTAATTGCTACTATTAAAAAACAAAAACCAAAAGCAAAACAGAAAATAAGAAATGCTGTTAGTTCTATAGTTGTTAATTATTCTAAAGATGCTGCTTCTGGAATTGGAACAACTACATTAAATGATGGATTAACTTACGGTTCTTATCCTTACGGAACAAGAGTTCAAGATAAGAATATATCTATTAATGATGCTGATATTATAGAAGTATTGGGAATATATGAATCAGCAAATACTAGTGATCCTTCTTCTCCAAAAATTACTCTTGGTTCTATAGTTACTCAATCAACTACTACTAATGAATTAATTATTGGTGAACAATTAATAGGTCAGGATAGTGGTGCTGTTGCTATGGTAGCAGAAAAACCTAGTGATAGTGTAATTAGTATCATTTATCAAAATGAACACTTATTTAAGGAAGGGGAAATTGCCAATTTCCAAGAATCTGGAGCTAGTGGCATAGTCAATGAATTAAATTCTCCAAGTTTTAATATATCTCCAAATTATGAATTTGTAGATGGTCAACAATCAACAATTTATAATATTGGATCAATTAAGAGAAAAGATGATTCAGATGCACCATCCAAAAAAATAAAAATTTACTATTCTAATGGATCTTTTGATTCTAACGATAATGGTGATTTTATAACTGTTAATTCTTATGATCAATATGATTATGGGATAGATATTCCAAAAGTTGATGGAGTTTCTAACGCTGATATGATTGATATCAGACCAAGAGCAACTCAAGTTGATTCCGTTTCTGAAGGAGATAGATCTCCTCTCGAATTTAAAGGAAGGAATTTTAATGCATCTGGAAACTCTGCTCCTAATATTTTAGCATCTGATGAAAATTTCATAGCTGATTTTTCTTATTATCTTGGAAGAGTTGATAGAATATTCTTAACCAAAGATGGAAGATTCCAAGTAAAATATGGAGATCCAGCAGAAGATCCACAAAAACCTGTTCCTGTAGATGATGCTATAGAAATAGCAACTATAGCTCTTCCACCTTACCTTTATAATACTACAGGTGCTTCTATTGATTTCTTAGATCGTAAAAGATTTACGATGCAAGATATTAAAAATCTTGAAAGTAGAATAAAACATCTTGAGTATTATACGTCTCTTTCTTTATTAGAAAGCAATACAGCAAATATGTTTGTTGCGGATGGAGATGGATTGAATAGATTTAAATCTGGTTTCTTTGTTGATAACTTTACTTCATTTACTTCTCAAGAGGAATTTCATACTATTAACAACAGTATAGATCGTGATAGAAAAGAATTAAGACCGAGGCATTATACCAATTCTGTTGATTTGATATTTGGACCAGTAGTAGGTAATGATCCTACAGATGATCTTAATTTTGCAACAATTGAAGGAATTAATGTAAGAAAGAAAAATGATGTTATAACTTTAGATTATGCGGAAGTTGAATATATCAAACAATCATTTGCAACAAGATCGGAGAGTGTTACTCCTTTCTTAATTAGTTTCTGGCAAGGAACTATGGAAATAAATCCATCTTCTGATACATGGGTTGATACTGCTAGATTAGAACCCAAGATCATTAGCATGGAAGGTAATTATACAACTACATTTAACCAAATGGTTGAAAATGGTGAAATAGATCCGCAAACGGGATTTGGTCCTGTTGTATGGGGATCATGGGAAACCACATGGACTGGAAGGACAACAAATAGTCTTTCTCAAAGAGAAACTGCTGTAAGGACTGAAGAACGTGTATTTGGAATGGGTGGTTGGATTAATAACTTTAGTGGTGGATTTGGAAACCCTGCAAGAAGAATTAGAGAGACAAGACAAGTTGTAACTAGATCTCAAATAAGAACTACAACAGAACAGGGTATTCAAAATAGAACAGGTAATCGAATATTAGTTACTGAATCATTTGATAGAACTTCTGTTGGTGATAGAGTTATAAGTAGAGATCTTATTCCTTTTATGAGATCTAGAAATATTGAATTTGTTGCTAAAAGAGTTAAACCATTAACTCAACTTTATGCGTTTTTTGATGGTCAAGATGTTACAAAATATTGTGTTCCTAAGATTTTGGATATTAGTATGACATCTGGAACTTTCCAAGTTGGTGAAAAAGTTATTGGAATCGTTAATGAAACAGGTCTTGGTCAAATAACTTCTGATAGTTTACCAAATATTACTTTTAGGGTTGCACAATCAAACCATAAAGAAGGTCCATATAATATTCCTACAAAGGTTTATGCGGAAAATCCTTATACCAATCAACCTTTCCCTGCATCATATTCATCTACTTCAACAATATTAAATGTAGATACATTCTCATTATCTAATGAACCACAAGGTGAATATTATGGATGGGTTGAAACAGGAATGATTCTAAGGGGTCAAAGTAGTGGAGCATTAGCTACCATTGAAGACGTAAAACTTATTTCTGATATTGGTGCATTCTGTGCTGGATCTTTCTATATACCCAATCCTAATAATATTAGTTTCCCAAGATTTGAAACAGGAAGTAAAACTCTGACATTGACTAATGATCCAGAGAACAATCCAGATAATGCTACAACTCTTGCTGATGAAACCTTTACTGCTTCTGGAACAATGGAAAGTGTTCAGGAGAATATTATTTCAGTTAGAAATGCAAGAATTGAAAATAGACAAAATTTCCAATCTAGAAATACTAATAGAACTCTTGGAACTGAAGTTGTTGGAAGTGAGACTGTTGATGGTGGTAGTGTGTCTCAGGAAATAATTGGTTGGTATGACCCTCTCGCACAATCATTCTTGGTAGAGGATAAGGGTGGAGTGTTTGTTACTAAATGTGATGTCTTCTTTAGAACTAAAGATGATATGGATGTACCTGTGGTATTCCAGATTAGATCTATGAAGAATGGATTACCTACACAACATGTTCTTCCTTTCACTGAGATTGTATTAGATCCAGCAGAAGTCAATACTTCAGCAGACGGATCTGTTGCAACTACAGTTGAATTTAAAGCTCCTGTTTATCTTGAAGGGGATAGTACTGAATATGCTGTTGCTCTAGCATCTAACTCCACTAAGTATAGTGTTTATATTTCACGAATCGGTGAAACTGATCTTTTAACAGATACCTTTATTTCTAACCAACCATACTTAGGTTCTCTCTTTAAGTCACAAAATGCTTCTACATGGGAACCAAGTCAATGGGAAGATTTGAAATTTACAATGTATAGAGCAGACTTTGAAACATCTGGTACTGTTGAATTCTATAGTCCAGAATTAAGTCAAGGAAATGATCAAATTCCTACATTAGAACCAGATTCATTAATTCTAGGTTCACGAAGAATAAGAGTTGGTCTTGGAACTACTGTGGGTGACCCATATGAAATGGGTAATACCATTATTCAAGATGGAACAATGGCAGAAGGTAATATTGTTGGTTCTGGTGGGTCAATTATTCCTGCTGGTTTAAGTATAACCAATGCTGGTATTGGATATACTCCTCTTGACGGTAATTTTACTTTCAATAGTGTAAATTTAGAAACTGTTACTGGTACTGGAAAAGGAGCAGTTGCTGATGTTTTCATTAATAATGGAGTTGCAGCTGCTGCTACAATTACTAGTGGTGGTACAGGTTATTCTGTAGGAGATGTTCTTGGTATTACAACTATAGGACTTTCTACTGGTGGTAGTGGAACTGTTGGACGTAATTCTAGATTTAGTATTAC